GGGTAATCCCCCTCGGAATTCATATTTTAACGTGATGACTACGATAGTGTCATGTGCGATGCCTGCATAATGGCATGACTATTCTAGTTGATGTCAATACTAGAAAACTATACTTTTAAACCCATTTTACGGACTAAATTTTGTTAACGAACTTCGTGCAAGTATAAAGCACAGTTTGATCTACTAACAGATCATATAGGGAAAATGATAAGTTCACTATATTAATACTATCAATGCATACCCAAAGTATTCTTCGGAATCCAAGTAACGTTTGAATCCTTCACGATGTATCGGATTATTCTAAACTTGAGCATGTGAACCCTCCCGCAAAATGTTGATTCGAAATTTGCGGTGCACGCTATGCGAAATGAGAGCTCTATTTAGAGATGGCCTCTCTTCCAGCAGCCCTGGAAACTGCCATGAATCGAACTGCTTTGTCTCAATGGGTGTTGAGACACACATTCTTCGGAATGGAAGCTTTTACTTTCACCTGCTAATCAAATTAACACAATGAATCTTGCTGGAGATTCCTTAAACACCAGCAACACCCCTTCCCCTTCTGACTCCTCAACAGGTGTCGTGGCGACCACATCCGATGTGGTTCAACACAACACCAGTACACAAGAAGAGACTAGATTCACTGATGCAAATTTTGTTCAGAACGACCTTGCTGCGATTGGTTCAACTAACCTATCGCATCTGGATGAAACTACTACGATTATAAAATTTTTGCAAAGACCCACCGAAATTTGGAATGCTGTAATTCGCCCTAGTGAAATGAATGTAATGAATCCCTTTGCCTCCAACACAGGTTGGGCCCCCCGTTCCACAGTTAGAACATTTGACCTCCCAAAAGATTTCATGAAGGGACGCAAACTTGATAAATTAAATAATTATGAATGGTTTAAAGCTGATATGGTAATTCGTTTTATGGTAAATGTTAATCCTTTTGTAGCCGGACGCCTGTGGGCTTGTTTTTCACCCATGGAAAATAATGTTTTTGATGAATGTAAATGTATTTATAAAAGTCGAGCCGCCATAACCAGTTATCCTGGCGTAGAAATTGATTTGCAGAATAACAATGCTGCGGAACTCCGCATCCCGTGGTGTTCAACTTATGATGCCATTAGTCTAACAGAACCTAGTGATCCCAACGGCCTTACCGGTTACAGTATTGGCAAAGTTCACTTATTTTCCATCTCCGATATGTTGACTGGGGACAGTGGAACAACCATCCCCATTGTCGCTTATGCATGGTTCGAGAATATTGAGCTTAAAGGCCCAACTTTTCGAACCGTAAATGCTGAATTCCAGTGTGCTGGCGAAACAAAAGGCCCCATTTCCGAAGTCGCTTCAAAAATCAGCGCTGCTGGAGACTATCTTTCTGAGGTTCCTGTTATTGGTGGTGTCGCGTCCACCGTCAGTTGGATTTCTAATCTGGTTGGTGGTGTGGCTTCAGTCTTTGGTTGGAGTCGACCTGTTAAAGGGTCAGCTTCCGATGCTATTGTAAATATTCCTGGCCGTGGATTTACTAATTTTAAGGCGGAGGACGCGGCGGTTGTACTTGGTATGGCTGCTGACAACTCTATTGCTGAGAAAGAGGTAAATTTCATGGAAACCGTAGATGAAATGGATATACAACATATTGCTGGGCGACCTGCCCTGGTGAGTACTCTCCGATGGATTAAGGGAGCTCAATCTAAAGCTATGATTGCCAACCAACCAGTTGGCCCGCTCGTTGATGATATACGCACCAGTGACTGGACAATCGGCAGTACTGGCTATAAGGTGTTTGACCTCTCCCTATTCGAGGCCCTTAGCACTCGCTTCGCCTTGTGGCGTGCCGATTTGCACTATAAAATTTCTATCACGCGAACTCCATTTCACGTTGGGAGACTTGAGGTGATCTTTGTACCTGGCGTTGTGGTAGAAGATGATGATATTCCCCGCCTCGATTCGACCAACACGTGGCGACACGTATTAGATATGACAGAACAGAACGAAGTTGAATTCGTGATCCCCTACATGCATAAGAACGTAATGTGTAGATCCGGTTTAGACCCCTCCGGATATGAGCGCGGCGATACCGGCCCTCAAGGTTGCGTTGGATCCCTTATTGTGCGCCAGTTAACACCTCTATCGGCCCCTAGCACCGTGTCCAATTTCGTACAGGTCAACGTATGGAAGTGGGCAACAAATGTTTGTTTTGCATGCCCCCTTGCGCAGAATCTTGCAGTACCACCAAAACCCTTCACGAGGTCTCTCCATTGTGGTCCACTTGGAATAGACGAACATCCTGATTTTTCTTTGCGCGACGACTCTCAATTTAAGACCGTTCACGCCACGTTGCAGGGAGCACTGTCTAATGACCCAATATCCGCCAAGACAGTAGCCTTCGGAGAAGAAAACACTTCGGACAACACGCTAAATAGTGCTTGCTTGGTCGGTGGCGAGATGATTACGAATTTACGCCAAGCTACGCGAGCTCATCGCGCGTTTGATCGCCAAATTACAGATGAATACCTGCTGGATACCAACCTAGTGGGTGGTATTGGCGGTTATATTGGTTTTTGTGCGAACATGTTTGCTTTTTATCGAGGTGGTCTTAGCTATAAGCTCATCCCACAATCGACGGACGCAACTGTTCGCCGACGTTTCATAACAACCCGCCTTTGCCAAATTTACGCCAACGAACGTGTTACAGATGGTCCAGAGCACCATACTTTCACGGATGTTACACCATTCCATGAAGTACAGACGCCGTTTTATGTCACCTCGCGGCGAGGACTATGTAACAACAGTTTCCAGTTGCCGGTGGATGCCACAGATACGAGCCTAGGTGTCTTGGTGCGCACAGACGTGCCAGGTGGACTTAAGGCCTACGTTGGCGCCAAGGACGATTTGACCTTCGGGTTTTTGTTTGGGACGCCAATATATGCTCGTGTCGTACCGTAACCTTAAATGATGAAGAAACCATTTAAGTTGTTTTAGGTTACTCTATTGCTAATAACTAACGAATGTAATGAACTGTATGAGAAAGATTGTAAGTAGGAGGTTGACTTTATTGTCGTAAATCCATCACCACTTGCATGATTCAGATCGCAGAATTATCCCTTCGTAGGAGAATGGGCTAGCAACTTTAATCAAGTTAGCTAGCACCTTCCTGAAATGTTTGAAGCTCCCAACAAGTAAACACATGTAGTGAACTTTCCGAGAAAGATCATGAATAGGAGGTCGATCTCACGGTCGTAAATCCATCACCATTCATGTGATTCAGAAGAAGAACTATCTCTGTGGAGTAGATTGGGTTAGCAATTTGCTAACACCTTACTGAAAGTACTCGTTGTTTTATAGTGAACTACTCACTTAAACTGTAGTTAGTGTGGACCACTTAAACCTTAGTCAATAAAGACTTTAAAATTATTTCTAGTGTTTCGAAAATGCGTGCTTATAAGTCCGCCTTGTGCTTAGCACGACTTCGGTCGCGAAATCCTTTCTAGGAACACTTGGAATGTTGTTGGTAGTATAATCATACTACGTTAGTACCTATACGAATGAAAATCGTGTTGTTTGTTCTTTCGAGTGCAATTTGGAATGTGCCTAGTAAGCCTTCCATATTGTAGTAAGTCGGGACCCCTCGCTGCAAGCATAACACGATTAGTAAGGATCATGTGGGAACTCTATTATGGTTCTGAGTTCGCATCGCGCTCTCATAGTATTTCTATGTAAAAGCAATGCCGCTTTGAGTTCGGCGTAATGGACCCTGTGCAGAAGCAGTATCTTCGATGTGGAGTTGCATTGCGACCACCCTCACAAATTAACTCTCACTATGGCTACAACTACGAGGAAAACGATAGTACGAAGCGGAAGCCCCGCAAACCAATTTACATTTGCTGCCAAACAGGCTTTTAGAGATGGAGTGCGCGATATGCGCTTTGATCACGCTATTGCGTGTTTGGAAATGTCGCCCCGCCGGCGACTCAAATTTTGTAAAATGAATGAGATTGGACGAGACATGTACCTCATCCGGAAAGTAGAATTGCAGTCCGGTGATTATAACCCATTTAATTTAATTTCGAACGCTAATGCCACACTTACCTCGATGGGTTCTGCAATTTCAACAGTCACCCCGGCAATGACGTCAGTAATGTCCGAGGCCCAAACAGTGATAGCGTCGCTATCAGAAGTGTTATCACAGACGAAGTCAGTTTTGTTTGGTGTTGAAACCACCGGTTTTCTGATTAAACTCTTGAAAGTAATTGTAAATACAGCTATGGCGCGCAAATCCATGTTGCTCGCGTCACTTTTCTTTAATATTATGGTAGAATTTGGAAAAGATGTTTATAACGCCGTAATAAAATACTTCGGTGGCAGTGATGATTTCCCGGTGAGAGAAGCAGAATTCCAAAGCTTTGATTTTAGTGTGCTAGGCGGGATCTCCGGCATGATTCAGGAGAACCAATCTTTGTGTGCCGCCGGATTGGGAACGATTTTAACCACCGTCCTTCTGTGTGCTTTGGGTCTTCCCCAGCCTCGTAGTGCGGATTCCGTATTAAAATTTTTTAGTGATCGTTCGAGAAATCTTAAGAACATTTTTGACTTCGGCAAGGTTGCCGTCCCATTGTTTACAGCAGTAGGTGCCTATCTCCTTCATGCTGCATGCGGAGGATTGACAGAAGAAAGCGAATTAGATAATTATTTGAGTGGTTACAATAAGTGGGCCACGGAAGTCGTAGCACTAACAACGGGAAATCCAATCCCTTATGCTGTCCGTCTAGAGAAGGATGAAAGATTATTTTACACGACTGATCGCCTGTTTAAGGCCGGTATGGAATATTCGAGTTTGCTCGGTCAGAAACGCATCGGCGGGGATTGTAGTTTACATTTCCACCGTTGCTTCAAATTAATTGAAGATGCTCGGAAACTTTGCGATTATACGGGAGTTTTTGGAAACCGCCCGAGAATGAAGCCTGCTGTTTTCTTGCTGTTCGGTGAGAGCGGCGTCGGGAAATCAGGCATGGCTTGGCCATTTGCCTGCGATCTCAATATGGCCCTCAGTGATACAGTGGAAGCTGCAAAAGAATTTTCGCGAGAAATTTATTTTAGGAACACAGAACAAGAATTTTGGGACGGTTACGCTGGACAAAACGTGGTCTGTTATGATGATTTTGGCCAGCGTGCTGATTCACAAGCCGCACCAAATGAAGAATTCATGGAACTAATCCGTGCTGCAAATCTCGCTCCCTATCCCCTACATATGGCTCAGCTTGAAGAAAAGAAACGAACTAAATTTTGCTCCAAAGCCCTTATTTTAACTAGCAACGTACTCAATCAAACCGTGAACTCCTTGACATTCCCAGATGCTTATCGTCGAAGAATCGACGTATGCGGTAAAGTTATAAACAAAGAAGAATATACTAAAGATGGCACCTCCAACGAAACTGGCAATACCGTAAAGCGTTTGGATCCCCTCAAATGTGATGGTCCCGTAGATACTAGACCATATCTTATTGAAATTTATGATCCCGAATCCCAACAGCCTATATGTGACCCAAATACCGGGCGCACCAAAGTCATGGAATATGAAGAATTTGTAATTGAAGCAATTAGGATAATGAAAAAATCTCACAAAGCATCTCAGGAAATGAATACTGTCCTAGAAACAAGGATAACACCTGCCCGATTCACCAAATTGAGGAAAGCCCTACTCCAGGGCGCTTTTGATGAGGAAGACAAAACAGAAGTTTTTGAAGACGCTAAAGAAGAAACTATAACATGGACACAATTCGTTCGTTCATTCAAAAACAACATGCGTGATCGAATAAAATCTCTAACAACAATACAAAGCGGATTGATTCTTATGGGTGTGCTCCTAGCTGGGCTAGGAATTTGGAAATATTTTAAGAAAACCAAGAATACTCACCATCGAGTAGGCAATGTCCCCTCGCAGATACTATATACAGAGGCCTGTTCATCTGCAGACAATAACACGAAGCGATTCCCAGTTGCCACAGTGGAAGGAGAAGAAGCTTCCTTTGAAGCAAGTTGTTCCTCAGACAATATTACCCGTCATAATAAGAAAATCTTTGTAGAAGCTACCACATCTGGGGATGCCCAGACAAAGAAACTACCCATTTGCAACGTTGAAGCCACTTGTTCTTCAGACAATATCACCCGAAATAATAAGAAGATAATAGTAGAAGCTTTCGCCTCCGGAGATGCCCGAACCAAAAAGATTCCTATACATAATGTAGAAGCAAATATTCCCGCAAGTAAAAACCAAGATTCGAGAAGAACAACAATTAGAGAAGGAATAGTGGATGCCGAACTGCAGGCTTGGAAAGATGCTACAGCTCAAGATTTAATTACACATAGAATTCTTAATAACATGTATAAAGTTCACCGTATCCGTTCTGGAGAGAAGAAAACCGCTCTAAACGGACTTTTTATTCGCGACACCATTATGCTAGTTCCAAAACACTTATTGAGCCTATTCCGACCTGGAGACGATATTATGCTTGAAAACATATTTGGTACTGAATTCCGTCTCCCATGGAACAAAGTACAAATTAGAATGGTGACACGCAGTGATGGCTATGATAAAGATGCAATGCTACTAAAATTCCCCCGAGTGGTGAACGCCCACACTGATTTAGTGAAACACTTTCAGACAATGCCAGAAACTTCAGTCCGACGTGCGGACGTTTGTCTTCCTACTCTGAGGTGCGTTAATGGCAAAAATATTTTGACAGTGCTAGGTAACACACGTGCTACAATGACACCAATTAGTCTATTGATAGAAGGAGGCATCCTCAAGATTCGTGATGCAATAGAATACACCCTCAATACCAATAAAGGTGATTGTGGCGGTCCCATTATATGCAATGAAAATAGCATGATCCGGAAAATTGCCGGTATTCACATCGCCGGCGATAATGATGGTCGGCGTGCATACGGCCAATCTGTTACACAAGCTGACCTCGAACGAACTTTGGTGCTATTCGACGATGTTATCGTCTCTGATTTTGATAATCTCGCCAATTTCGAAGTAGTTTCCGTAGATTTACAATGCGAGACCGAATACGACCACGGATCCATTCTCAATTTACTCGCCATGCCAGCAGCTTTATTTGGCTTTGCTGGATTATGTTCCAAAGTACCATTCACCCCCAATAAAACTGACATTCGACCTTCTATAATCCATGGACGCGTCTCAGAACCCACTACCGCACCGAGCGCTCTGTGGGATAGAAACACCAACATAATGAATAAGAACATTGCGAAATGCGCCGTCAATACACCTTACATTGACGATTCTGAGGTTAAACGAGCAATCACAGATGTCCGACCTCTATTGCTGAGTGGTAGAGACGAACGATTAGCACGAGTCCTCACGTATGAAGAGGCCGTGGCAGGGAGCGAAGACTCCGAATTTTTGGGTCCTATCAACCGTGCTAGTTCTGCCGGATATCCTTGGGTTCTTGAACGAAAAGGCGGAACACACGGGAAAACAGGCTGGTTTGGTAACGACCAAACATTTATTTTTGATGAAACTGTAAGGAATAGCGTGAATAATAGAATATCACAAGCGAAGCGGGGAATCAGAACCCCTGTCGTGTGGACTGCGACTCTTAAAGATGAAAGAAGACCTATCGAGAAAGTACGAGCTCTCAAAACACGAGTGTTCGCCAACGGTCCAATGGACTATACAATAGCTGTTAGAATGTATTTCTTGGGGTTCATTGCCCACATAATGGAAAATCGAATTCAAAATGAACAATCTCTAGGAACCAACCCTGTAGGTTATGATTGGACTGTAACGGCCAAGAAACTAGGTCGTTTTGGTGATAAAATATTTGCTGGAGATTTTTCATCATTCGATGGAACACTAAATTCATGTATATTGTCAGAATTTGTGGAAGTTGTGAATAGTTTCTATGATGATGGTGAAGAGAATGCCCTCATCCGTCGTGTTTTAATGTTAGATGTTTATAATAGTATTTGGATGTGCGAGGGTAAGTTCATATCCCTCTCGCATTCACAGCCTTCTGGTAATCCATTGACTACCGCTCTTAATTCGTTTTATAATTCAGTTTCAATGCGCATTGCATATTACCGCGCAGCACAGCAGGCCGGAATAACACCACCGGAATTTAATGACGTCGTTTCAATGGTGTCTTACGGCGATGATAATGTAATAAATTTTTCAGATTCCATAAAAGATTGGTTTAATCAAATTACCGTGACAGATGCATACGCCACTTTTGGAATGACATATACAGACGAGGCAAAATCAGGAGACCTAGTTGCATGGAGGAAATTGTCTGAAGTTGCCTATCTCAAGCGGGGATTTAGGAAAGTCGGTTCGATTTATCGTGCTCCGATGGCCCTAGAAACCCTTTTGGAAACGCCAAATTGGATTCGCCAGTGTCCTGATTTTGAAATGGCGTGTCAAATGAACATTGAAGATGTGTGTCGAGAGTTGGCACAACATCCAGAAGAAATTTTTAATAAATACTCCCAAGCTTTTATTTCAGAATTTTATAAAACGACCGGAAATTATCCGGCCGTTTCTACCTACAATACTTATAATGAGGAATGGGATAGGGATATGGGTCTGTTGATTTAATCAGCACACTCGTCTTTCTAATCCAAGCAGACTGAACATTTTTCTTTATATATCAGATCAGAGAAGATCTAAAAACACTGTCAGAAAAGACTCTAAAATCAGTCAGAGAAGACTTCAAAACACTGTCAGTAAAGACTCGAAAATCCGCACGATGATCCATCTAAGATGACGTTCCGTGTGCCGAATCGTCGGTGCCCTTATGCCGACAGCCGCCTATTACTGGCGCTCTAATCGTGTATCCACAAAATTACATTATTACAGCGTCAAGCTGTAATTGGATCCACGGTTAGGGGAGGTAAATATTCACCTC